ATTAGAAAAAGAAGTAGTTATAATGGTTGGTTATCCAGCTTCTGGAAAATCAACTATTGCTAAAACATTACAGGGATATCATATTGTAAATGGTGATATTCTAAAAACTGTTCCAAAAATGATAAAAGATGCGAAAGCTCATATAGATAAACAATCAATTGTATTTGATTCTACTGGTGGAACTAAAGAGCGAAGAAAAGCATTTATTGATTTTGCTAAAGAGTATAGTTTACCAGTCAGAGTCTTTTGGGTTCAAACATCAATTGATGAATCTATGGAATGGAATAAACAAAGGGCATTATCTGGAGGACCAAAAATACCGGTAATAGCATTTTATACATATCGTAAAAGGTTTGAAATGCCACATGAAAGTGAAGAGTTTTCAATAACTGCGGTAAATCCAGAAAATGTCTTTCCGGTTTTCCCATAGAAGTAGAATGGCCACACCAACATCTAATGCGCAAACACAAGAAATTGTTCCTTCGGCACAAGCATTAACACATTCGGCACGCATTGGTATACAGCAGGATAAACCAATCATGCTTGACTACTATGTTGATACCGCAAATGGTTCTGCGTATATGGGTGAGGATACGGAAACAAAGGAGAAGATGCTTATTAAGTCAAAAGAAGAGTTTACATCTCTTATTCAGAAGATTTACAAGGTTCAAGAAGATTTTATTATCTTAACTGAGAATTCTATCTATATTGTTTCTGGGAAGGTTCAGAAACGTCGTATTGACGCCAAGGCTCTACGGGAAAATCTTGATGATTAAATAAGACCTTTTTTCTATATATAATATAGAATGGCTAAAAGACATCGTAAGACTCATATGAAACGTAAAACACATCGCAAGGGAACCAGACGTAATAATACTAGACGCTCACATATGCGTGGTGGGCAGAGCCAAGGTTCCAATGTAGGTAATTCATCAATGAATTTACCTTACAAGGTCAATACTTTACAAGGCCAAGAATATCTTTCACAGCATGCCAATCAACATGGAGGAGTTGCTGATTATATGCCTTCACAAAAAAACTATGATTTATTAACCCCAGCGGCATATGCAGAGGCTCGTGTACAACCACCAACATTCACACAATCTGGTGGTGTTGCTGAGGTTGGATATACTGGTGTTTTAGATAGCAATCTTGTTGAATCTGCTCGCACTGGTGGCACACTTGCTTCTTTTCAAGAAATTGCTGGTATGAAAGACCAAGGTGGTGGCGCGCGGAGAAGAAGACGTTCTAAGAAGTCTCGCAAGAATGGAGCACAGCGTAAGTCTCGCAAGAATGGCGCACAGCGTAAGTCTCGCAGATGCTGGAGTGGTGGCTCATCTCCAGTAGATGCTCCTACACTCTTATTACCTGTTGACATGGAGAAACAAGCTGTTATGGGTATGAATCCCGAATGGAAGTTAGCGGAGAATCCTACAAGCTTTGATCCACTCAAATAAGATAATTTCCTTAATTGAATAACTTTTTAATTTCTTCTTCATGTTCTTCTAGAATTTTCTTTTCTTCTTCACTGACAATAATATTAACTTTTAATTGAAAGTTGCCAAAACCATTGCTATTTCGTTTTGGCATCCCTTCATTCATAATAGTAACAACTTCTTCATTCATAGTTCCTTTAGGAATCTTTACTTCAAACCCATTTTCTGTTTTATATTTTGGATGATTCTTAAAAATATATGATGTTCCGAGAAGACTTTCTTTTAATGTGATATAGCAACTTCCATACAAATCATTATCTTTACGTGATATATCTAAGTTTTCATCAGCTTCTGTAAAAAATATATGAACATCACCCGGTTCCATATAATTGGGATCATCACTACATTCTTTTTCAAATAATAAACTTTCTCCTTTTTTCATACCAGGTTTGATTGAAATGTCAAGAACTTTCTCTTGATTAAAGAATTTTTTCCCTTTACATTCTTCACATTTTCCAGTACCCATTTTTCCTTTACCTTTACATGATTCACAAGGTCCTCGACTAACTGCATGCATACCCGGTCCAACCATCATCACTTGTTGGACAACACCAGAACCATTACAAGGACTACATGATTTAAAGCTATTAAATCCTTCACCTTTACAACCGTTACAAAACTTCTGTCTTTCAAATTGAATCTTTACTTGTTTACCATAATAAAAATCGTATAAACTTACGGGTATTTCATGAGTTTTTGGCTGAGGCTTATGACGTTTCTGTCTTCCTGGCATTCCAGGGACTTGGTCAAAAGGGTTGAAAGGCATTCCTCCCATACCACCAAACATATTTGAAAATATACTTCCTAAATCAACACCCATTCCTCCATCAGAAACCCCTTGTTGTTCATCTGTTGAACCAGTCATATCATACATTTTACGTTTTTGAGAATCACTTAGAGTTTCATATGCTTTTTGAATTTTTTGGAATTCTTCTGCTTTTCCACCTTTATCAGGATGATGTGTTAAACAGAGTTTTCTATATTGCTTTTTAATTTCATTATCATCAGCATCTTTTGAAACTCCAAGAATTTCATATAAATTCTCTGAGGATGTGGATGCGAATGCGTTCATTTTCTTTAGTAGAAAGATAAAAATGGTTTAAGCATTCAACCAGAATCTACATAGGAAAATGGTTTTTAAAACCAAATTAATTGGGCAAAGTGAAACTGAAGGAATTTTAAATAGAATACTTGAAGAAGATAAAATATCTCATATATTTATTACATCAACATATGGTGCTGGAAAAACAACAATCATGAAAGAATTTATAAAAGCATATTATGAAAAGCATAATATAAAGGATATAAATGGAAACTATCCAAATGACTGGGTTATGAATTTATCATCTGAAAAAGATAGAGGTATTCATTGTATAAGGCAAAATGTAGCAGAATTTGTTCATCATACATCTGCAAAACCTGGTTTATATAGATGGATTCTTGTGGATGATGCTGATAGTCTTCCTATTATTTCTCAACAAGCACTTCGTAGACCAATGGAAACACATGCTCATACAACAAGATTTTTTTTTTGTAGTAGATATTCAAGTGATTTAATAGCACCATTAAAATCAAGATGTTTACATTTAGAACTTGAAACAATTTCCACATATGATTTTTTAAATTATTATTTAGAACATATAAATGCTAAGTTTAAAATTTCTTTAGAAGGAATAACATTTTTATTAACAATAACACAAACACCTTCACAAATTGAAAATTATATAAATATTCTTCAAAAATATTATATTCATAAAGATATTATTAATATTGAAGATATAAATTTATTATTTGGTTCTCCAAGTTATAATATAACAATACATATGATACAAAATTTAATAAAGAATAATAAGGAACAAATTATTAAATTATTCTTTAAAATTTGGTCTACGGGAATTAGTTATGAAGATTTTTTATATGAATTAAATACAAATATAAAACAAATTGGTATATTAAAACCTAAAACAAGTCAACATTTATATTATATTATTATGAAAGGATGGATACAATTTGCTCAAGGAAAAACTCATTCGTTTGATATGCTACGATTAATGTTAGTATAAGTAGAGGGGGGGGTATAATGTTTCGTAAGAAGCCAACAAAGGAATTTGTAGAAGAAATATTAATATCATTACATTTTATTGGATTACATGATAGAAAAATATTCACAAAAAATGATATTTCTTTAGATAAATTTGAAGAAATTGTAACATGGATAGAACCATATTATATTCCTTGTAAAGCAAAGAAATTCTTATATGATTTGAATACTTCAAAACAAATAACAATTTTACGTCATTTATTACGTGCTATTGATTATGATTTATTAGCACAAGAAAAAGTTATAAATTCTAATAAAGTAACAACCTATCAGATTTTTCAGAAATATGTTCCGTTAGATACTTCTGGTGAATATGTTATGAATTTTTAAACAATGTAGAAACATATAAATTACTTTCGAGTATTTGTTCTTCAGATAATCGTAAGAACCAACCAAAATTTCTACGATTTTGTAACTCCTCCCAGTCTAATGGTATATAACAAGCATTTGAATTCACTGGAATAAATTCTTTTGATAATAAATCTTCTAATTGAATTCTACGTCCATTTGATTTACGAGCAAATTCTAAGCTTGGTATATAGTCGCAATCAAACATACTCATGGCTTGACGAATATCCCATTTAATATCTTTTCTAAATTGTTTGCCACCTTCTTGTTTTTCAATACGTTGTCGAGCAAGATTTTCTAAGAAAACAAAAGTTTCATCATCGGGTCCAGAGCTATACATAACATCAACTCCAGGTGCGGGAGTTCCAGACTTATCGCTATAATTTTCATCTTTATCAGTTCCAGTAAAAATAGGTTTTTCTGAATCTGTAAAATCTGGGAAACTATTTACACAAATTACACTTGGATTTACCCAGAGTCCTCCAAATCTTCTTAGAATCGTAGCGCGGATATAATTTAACTCAGCTTCTCCAACAGGTGCTATAGGATTTTGCAAAGGTTTTGGAAGTTCTTGCCATCCACCTAGAAGAATAGCTACATCAGACAATCCAGCTAATATCTTTACATTATATGTTTTTCCATTTTTCATAACAATAGATTCATAACATAAATTTAAATATGGTGTATTAAGAACTCTTGATGAACGAGCACCGAAGTCTGCCCACCAACGACTATTTACATCACTTTGGTCATAGTATAACCATAAAGTTGTATTATCAATACCGTGTTTAGTTAAATCTCTACTTTGAAATGCATTTTCTTCTATAATATTTTTACTATATACTACACCAGCGGTTACTGCCGTTAATGCTAGAACAGCTAGAACAATTATATAAGGTGCTGCCATCTAACTATTATAATATTTTCTAAATAGAATATTTTCTAAATAATTGTGGATATTTATGAAATTCATTTTCAATTGGTATATTCTGTAAAATATGATCATTTCTTTGTTGATAATCAATACCTTTTGAAACTACAAATCTAAGATAATCAATATCATTAAATGGATAACGATTAATATCGGAATGAGAAAAACTTTTTATTTTTCTTTGAATATCTTCTGGACTCATAAAATATGTAAAATGCCATCCACAGTTTCGCCGTATTGTATCGCTACCCAATTTATATACTCGAATATAATCTAAATCTTTATAGTTTTCGATTCTTAACATAGTAGAACTTATTAAATATGCCATTTCCCAATGATCATGTAAGAAAAAGTTAAAGTTATAAAAATACATTTTCATTGTTAATAAAATTACTTTATCTTGTAAAGAATTAAATAATATATCTTTTAATTCAGAAATATCATATATTTCATCTACATCACATAGAGCCAGTATAAAGTCTTTTCCATCAAAATCATTTAATAATATATTTCTTATATAATTCCTTTGAAGTTTTTCTTCATGAAAACATTTTTTAATATTATCAATAAAAGTATCATTCGGTAATGTATTTAATAAAGTATTAATTTTTATAAATTTAATCTTATTTAAATATGGTTCAAACCATGATTTATATGTATCAATATAATAACTATCTTTTTCATTACCAGTAAAAGTATAAAGACTTTCTACAATATAAAAATAATCAACATAATTATAAAGATATTCTAAACGTAACTTCACAATCGGTTCACCATTAAATAAAAATGAATCTATAAATAAAACCATTTATATTTATACAGACTTTAGTCTTTAGCCTTTTCTTTTATCTGTTAATACAAGCTGTTTCATACGTTCAAAGTATTTATCAGAATTTATTAATTCTTCTGCAGCTCTTCTTTGTCTTAGAGCTTCTTTTTGTTCCATTATTTTTTCTCCTTCTTGAATTCTTTGCATTTCTTCACTAGATAATGGTGGTGGTGCTTTACCATATTCATTCTTATAATTCTCAAAATTTCTATTATCTACACGAACATGTGCTACTTGTTTTGAAAATGTATTTTCAGTCGTATATGCTTGTTTCAAATCTGTAAAATTTAAGTCAGCATTATAAGCAGCTGTGTAACTTTCTGGTCTATCACGCCCCAATTCAATACCTAGAGTTGGAGCCATAATCATTGATTGAGGTTGATGTATAATATAATTAGCTTTAGAATTATTATCTTTAGCATCTTCTTCAAACATTTGATTGAATACATCACGATTGAATTTTCCACTAAATTTAGGGTTATTAGTGTCATCTTTTTCTTTTCCTAGCCAATCACCATATCCATCTTCATCTGGGTCCGGAATACGTGTTTGTTCAAACATTTTATTGAAAGCATCCATATCAAGTTTCTTAGGATTTAACCTAATAGGCTCTACATGCTTTACAGAATCATATTCTTTGGATCTTGAATCTTTTAGTACATTTGGAGCATCAACATTCACTGTCGTAGAACGTCCTCCATGAATTCGTCGTAGAATCTCTCCTAAATAAGCATAGGCTCGTGTTACTTTTTCAAATTCTTTCTCAGAACCACCTTTATCAGGATGATTTTTTAATGTAGCTCTTTTATATGCTTTCTTCAAAGTTTCTTCTGTTAAAGCAACTTCTTCTTGAAGACCAAGAACTTCTAAACATGCTTGAAAATATCCAATTGCTTTTTCTTCTGAGTTTACTTTCTCAATTCTATAGGACCCTGTATGAGATTTTTGTTTTGTTGTTACTATTTGATTATTGGTTACAGGTTGCGATATTGGTGCTGTATAATTACTATATTTTGCTACATAGGAAAGTAAATCAGCATATATTCCCATTTTTTTAGCACTTGTAACATACTCTTGACCCGCTAATAATGTTTGAATCATTTTTACTTTCGTTGCCGGATTTTGAATAGCATTTAAATCATTATAAATTTTCACATGGGAAGGAGATATTGCTGTTCCATTTATATTACCCATCTATTTCTTGTAAGATGTTGTTTTTTAAATGATTTTACGGAAAACAACAAGTTCTATAAGAAACAAGTTCTATAAGATTTTACGGAAAAATCTTGAAGAAAATATTGGAATATTTGATTCACATTCATAAATAAATTTCTTACCCAAACTATGAACTCCAAATTTAATTGGAAATAAATGAGGATACTTTTTTGGAAAATTTTTATATTTTGGATTTGTAATTAAGTTATAACTAGTTACTGGAAGTACCAAAGCAAGCTGCTCTTCTGGTTCAATCGGTTTATTTATAATATATCTTATATCATGATTTGTAGTTCCAATATAATTATATAAATCACACCATAATGGTGGATACATATAAGGATAATACCAATCAAATTCTATTTCATTTCCATTATAATAATCAAGAACCCATTGTAATCCTTTACAGTATTCAAATAAAATTTTATCTTTATCATTATGTAACCATTTAGAATAATATGTTTCTTGCCAACCTTGAATCATATTTCCATCATAAATGTCAGATTCTACATACCATTTTGTAGGTAATGTATAGACATTTGACATTTTCTGCTCATATTCTGTTTTTCCTTTATAAGCAAAACTATGTTTCTTTTTTTTACACATTTGTGCAATTAAATATTCTTCAGATTGATAGAATTCTCCAATAAATTCTTTTAGAATGTTCCAATTTACTTTTCCATTAATTACTAAAAATTTATTTTGAGTATGAAATTTTCTTAATAAATTATACAATATTACATATCCTCCATCTTTAATTGTTAGGCTAATACTATGAGGAACAAAATCATTCCCTAATAAACTCATCATCATAATATAATCTTCAATATATTCTTTTTTTGGATTTTTAAAAAGTTGCTTTTTTAACTCTTCAATATCTAAATATAAAAATTGTTCTTTATTAAAAGTATCTAGTACTACAGAATTAAATTCCATCACTTCTCGCATCAAGTATATAGTATAATTAAAACTATTTAACATACTCAATAGAATCAAATCAGCATCTAATCCATATACTAAAAATGTTGCTGAATTATTATATGTCCTAATAAAATTCATTACTTTATGTTCTCCTTCGCCAGGATTACGATATCCACTCAAAGTCCATTTAGAATGAGAATTACATAATTCTTGTAGAGCAGAATCTAACTTTTTCATAAATAAAGTTCCTGGCGTAATAGAGTTCTTATCCCACGATTTCTGTCCAGCTATTTTCACTCCAGCTTCTAATTCATATGGTTCCATAAATATTGATTTAAATCTACGAAGACGTTGTTGTTTCATTTTTGCCATTGGAACAACACCATCTACGGCGATTAGTAATTCTTCAGGCTTTCCAGCACTACGCCATATATGCTCTACATATTTACATACTTCTTTAATTAAGAGTGTTTCATATAATTCATCATTTTCATATGAAGGAATTTTACTTAAACAATGATATACAATACAATTGAAATCAAGACATAATACTGTTCTATCAGTCTTCTTATATTCATTTATAATCGTTTTTTTATTTTTTTGGCATAAAAATCTATAATATGATGGGATACCCATTCTATCTATATATCTATACAATGATTTCTTAAAGCATTATAGGGAGAACTAATGGACATTAACATTATAAAAGAATCATTATTTTTATTACCAGATTCAATAGTATTTGGTTCATTTTTATTTGGAGTTTTAACTTTATCTATACAACATAGTCTTTTCTTTTTTTCTATTCTTGAAAGTTTAGTTTTTTTATATGGATATCAACATCTAAGTGCTTTTCTATTTGGTAATTCATTAGAAAATATAACATGTAAACCATCTTTATTCAAATATACATTTGATAATATTTTCACGAAACCTTCGGCGCATGCTAATTTTCCATCATATGGAATGTATGTTGTTTCATTTGCTTCTACGTATATTGCTACAAGTTTAGCAACTATAAAACAAGAATTAGATGTTTTAGATACATCTTATGTAAAACAATATAATTATGGATTAATATGTTTAGGATTATTAACAATGACATATGCTTTATTAAGAACATATTTAAAATGTGATACTGCTGGTTCTATTGGTTTAGCATTAGTGTTAGGAGCAGTAACTGCTTTTGCTATTGTCTATCAGAATACACATTTATTTGGAAGAAATTCTGTAAACTTTATGGGCATACCTTTACTACGAAGTAAAACCGCAGATGGACAACCAATTTATATATGTTCTTAGTAGTATGAATATTATAAATATAATAAGAAAAAATTTTATTTATTTCTTTATGAGTCTACCATTTGTAATTATTCTTTATGAATTTTTTATGACATTAGCAATAAATAATAGAGCGTATTATTTACTTACTGTTAGTCAAATATTTCTAGTTCCTTTAGTATTCTTAATATTATCTTTTATACATAATAAATTTCTTGGATGGTCAAATTTTCTAAGTACAATAGTATTTTTTAGTATAGCATTAGTAATTCTTGTAATATTATGTATCTATAGAAATAATCTACCGGCTTAATAAGGATAAGCACAATGACTGATGCTACAACTTTAGGATTTAGTGTATTTGGAATGATAGCAATTGGAATTATAGGTTTAGCATTACTATATTTATTAGTTACAAATTGGAAAAATATATTTCCATCTATAAAATTTGTATTTGAATATCCATTTTCTTTTATATATGATTTATTTGAAAATAATTCACCAATTATTGGTTCTGAAAATTGTTCATTGTATTCAACAAGTAATCCAGTATCTAGAGTTCCTAGTATATATATCGCACATATTGCTTTTTTCTTTGGTTTCTTATTTACAAATGCATATATTATATATAATTTAAATAGTCAACCAAATGCAGAACAAAGTCAAATAGATAATCGTAAATCTCGTTCTTTAATGACTATGATTGTTTTAGCAATAGTATATTTAGCTATAATTATAATACGTTATAATGTAACTGGCTGTGAGTCATTGTTAGGAACTTTTTTTACTACTGTTATTTTTGGATCTCTAGGAGTTGGAATTTATAAATTAGCTGAGCTCTGTGGAGCAAGAAATGCTGATATTTTAGGAATAGCTAGTAGCATCTATGATACGAATGTAAATGTTCCAGTTGTATGTAATAGTGGTAACAGTAGTTAAATATCTATAACATGACGTAACATACTTAAAGATCGTTGAAATTCATTATAATCAATAATTTTAATATAACGCAGAGTTAAATATTTTAAATATAAATTATTTAATTCTTTAACAAGAATATTCATATCATTATATTTTATAATTCCATATATATTTTGTAAATCATCATAATTTATAGTAGTAATTTGTTTTTCTTCATTAATTTCTTTATGAAGATTATAATAATATTCTTTGCCGTATGTCTTAAAATCATTATAATTATTAATATCTTTTATATTTTTCATATATTGTATATAATGTACTTTACAAAGTTTACATGGAATAATATTTGCTAACTTCCTCTGGAACATAATAAAATACATCTTTTCATCAGTTTGAAGGATTTGTTTTGTTTGTTTTCCAAGATTCTCACAGCATGTATGTATTATTTTCCATAATAATGGCCCCCACTCTTTTGGATCTGCCATACGACTGTCTAATGCCTATTATAAATAAAATTGAATTTTTTATCCACAATTTTGAAATTAATTCAATCATTCAATGAAGTTTCCAATTCCAAGAATCATCTATAAAAATATTAAAGATGCGTTAAATGGTGAAGTAATGAGACTCGCAAAAGATATCGCTAAAACTCTGAATGTTGATGAAAAACTTTTATTAAATGAAATTAAAAAAGATAGCTTAGATATATACCCTTTTGAAGATGATTGTGAAGAAGATTTGGATGAAATGAAATGTTTGGCATATGAAAAGAAAAGTAATATATACTATCCTTGTAAAGAACCCCCCATTTATGATAAAAACTCTAAAGAATTATATTGTCATAAACATCATATACATCACATAACAAAAGAACAAGTAAAGGCTCTAGGTCATGAAGTTTTAACAATTCTCATGTATGATAATATAACATATTATCTAGATAAGAAGAACCGTATTTATGATATACATCTAAAATTAATAGGAGTCTATGAAGAAGAAAATACAACAAATTCAATAATAACTTTTAAACACAATTCTTAAAAGACCATATGTAACACCAAAGATTAATACATGTATTAAAACCTTTTCCCATTTAGGAGCATCTTTATTTGGTAATGAAAATAGTAAGTCTGGTGTAAAGATAATAAAAAGAATTGCAGGGACTAAGATATTCGCAGGTTTCATCATTCTACTCTAAGATAAATAAAATTTTACGCATATTGTTGAAATCAAAACTACTAGTTTTTGATACTTTATTTTTATAAAGCTCTAATAATTCTTTTTCAATATAATAACTATCCACTTTAATTTTATCATAACATTTTGCTACAATTATTTCTTTATCCCAGATTTTACAAGGATTCTTCAAATTCACCCAACGATTAAAGTATCTTCGTATAAATGGCGTATCACTTTCTTGATTTACACCATTTCCATGACTCTTCTTTTGGTCTTCTAGTGACCATTCATCTGGAATATCATCCGGAAAATACCAATCCATAAATGATTCATAATCTTTATCTCTTTTTTTAAAATCATCATAATTTTCATAAATATGAATAAATTCTTCATATATATACTGTCCTTCTAGTAATTCTTGTGTATCATATAATTCATTAATATTTGATTTTTGATATGTAAGTGTTCCACGATAGGTTCTACCATACAAACAATCTTTTAGGATTTGATATATTCTTCGTTTACGTTTTCCTAACAAAGCATTCCATAGATTTATTTGTTTCTTATAATCTTCATCTATAGGTTTTAGTTCTTTTTTTGGCTCATCTATTCCATAACATGCGATTCCAACAAGAGCACATTTCGCATATATACTTTCTTTCTCTATTTGCTCTACTAACTCTAATAATTTACTAATATCAAGATTATTATACTTGTGTTTAATAATTCTTACAATATAAGTATCAAAATCATCTTTTGAAATTATATTACTAAGAATCCAAGAATCTAAATATTTTCCTAAACAACACGCATGAATAAAGGTTTGAAGCTTTTTATCCTCAACTATCAAATCTTCTGGAATATTAAATTTTACATTTGTATTCTTATATGTATTATAAGAAAGACCATAAAGAAACATCACTGGTAGAGTACAATCTCGTTTACAATAATTCATAGTATTTACTATAGTTAGTATATCAGAATCCTTTGTGATTGTTAAGATAACATTTACTATATGAATATTTGCTAAACCGATGTTATGAAACCATGCTTTGAATAATGTTTCTTTGATAGATTTAATTCCTTCATCCGCATCCGCATCTTCTATTAATTCTTGAACCCAAAAGAGACTTTCAACAACTCTTTTCTTTTGTATTGTATATTCTAAAGCCGCACATACTTCATCTATGCGATAGAAATGTCTTGTGTATATCATTTTTATATAAGTATGTTTTGTTTTAAAATTAAATCAATTTTTTATAATTAGGAGTATGATGTCTAAGAATAATGCTGATTTAATTATACCCGGATTATGGCTGGGTAACGGTAAAGCATCTTTAGATGATAAATTTCTAAAAGAAAATAATATACATGTTGTATTTAACTGTACGAAAGATTTACCATTTCATTCTAGTGTTCGTAGAAGATACAGAGTTCCAGTAGATGATAATTTAAGAGCTGAAGAAATTCGTAATATGGAATTATGGTCTTTTGAAGCAATATATAAATTGACAAAAGAACATAAACAAGGAAATGTTTTAGTTCATTGTTATGCTGGTATGCAAAGGTCTGCTGCTGTTGTTGCTATGTATTTGATAGCAAAATATGGAATGAAAAAAGAACAAGTCATTCCTTTTATTCGAGAAAAACGAAGTGTTGCTTTTTGGCCTTTTGCCAATTTTGAAAAATCTATTTCTGGATTTGAAGAGTCGTATCAGAAAGATATTATTCCCAAACTTATGAATGAGTAATTATAATCCTCTTGCTTTTCTAGCCCATAATGGTTCTATTTCTTCTTCTTGTAATGGAATCAATAGGTTTGGTTGTAGATTTATAACACATTCTTTTCTATAATATGGATTTTGTTTTTGTTCTTTTTCAGTATCTAACATTTTTCCTCGCGGATTACTAACAAACAATACACTTCCATCATTTCCATTACTAAGAAAATATCTTCGTTTGTATTCTATCGGTAAATGACAGTGACCAATAATCCAACTTATAATAGGAAATGTTATAAGTGTTTCCAACTCTCTATCAATAAGAGCAGATGATGGTTCTTGTAACCAATCTTCTTCATAACACCAAGTGAACGGAGCATAATATGAACATATTAATAATGGAATTTCAGAATTCTTTATAACATATTCTAGATACTCTACTTGCTCTTCATGGGCTTTCGCAAAAATTCTTGAGTCTACTGGAGGTGGTATTGGTTTAATATAGAAGTTTTTGCTATGATGAAGCATAATACCATCTCGGAGTTTATGCCATAAGGAAACACCTACAACTAAAAGTTTCTCATTGCTTTCATGATCTTTCAATAAAAAAGAACTTTTATAAAGAATTTTAATATTTCTATATGGACTACAAAGTTCTCGCATTTTATTTAATGCTACTTCTTCATTATTAGAGGTCTCCCACATCTCAGAGTTCCCTGGAATCCAGAAAACTAGTTTCCATCGTTCAGAAACATACTCTAAAAATGGTCGTAGATTAGGTGTATTTAGATTTGCAATATCACCACACAACACTAAATATGGAGCAGATGGTATTATAGTTTCATCAAAGGTTGTTTTATGCCATAACTCTAAATGTAAATCTGAGCAATATTGAATACGCATTACCTATTCATAATAAAATTATTTTAAACTAACAAATGCCTTTGAATTATAATTAGGATTTACTAATTGTGGTCTATCAAATGTAGTATATGTATTCACTCCACAAAATGTATCATTAAAAGTTCCCGTTATGCTTTTATTTCCAGCACCTCCTAACCAAATAGGAATAGATTTTTTAAACATATTTTCTAAATTAGAACCTTCCATACAGTCTTTTATAGTAAAACTTGTTAAATGTAAAGAAGGAAGATGATGTGTAAGAATAATAGATTTATTATTTTCATTTGTTTGTAAAGAATCTTTAATATGAGTTATATCTTCATGAAACCATTCTTTGAAATCATTTCCTAACATTTGCCCCATAGTACCATGTTTTGTATGTTTATGAATATAAGAAAATTCATAACAGCATGGATGTCTATGATAAGGAGATTTTGTCCATAATGTAGAACCAATTAGATTTATATTAGTATTAGAAATATGTAAATTTGAATTATTTAAAATAAGAACATTTTTATACAGATGTTTTATCGTTTTTAATTCTGTATACACTTCATAAAAGGGTTTCGATACTCTAGAAGAATATTCATACGGACCTGGCACTATATATACATTCTTCCATCGAGATGAAATATAGTTTAGAAAACTATTATATTCTGTTCTTGATTCATGAGATTCTAGTGAACTAATATTTCCTAACACCACAAGATTTTCAGAAACTGGTATTAACATATTCTGAAAATCTCTGCGTTTGTGTAAATTAAGAAAAAAGTTAGAAGCATATTGTAAACTATATTTCATTACATAAGAATATTAGAATGGGTTTAAATCTAATAATACAATGGGTCTGGTGTATGATCTGGTGTATGATCTGGTAGCATCAATTTTGTATAACCATGAATAAATTTTGATTTATCAGATTCATAATTATTACTATAATTAAGTTCTAAAAATTCAATTCGTAGCCTTGTTTTTAAGTTTTTGCGACCAATGACTGAATATCCATGACCAATACCAATCTCATAATATACAGGTTCAGAAATATTACTATTCTGTAATATATCAAAAACTCGCTGCTTTCCTTCAGTAAATGCTGCCATTAATTATTATATTTATGAATTCTTTAAACAATTTCTTTAAACAATTTCTTCATCTAATTTAAACCTTTATATAATATATTTTATAGGAATGCCAACAACTCTAGGAAGAAATTTTAATAAATCAATACAAGTTCTACCAGAACTTTTAAAACATTATACTTCTGAAGAAGTTTTATTAAATAATATATATGATTCTATAATACCTATTACATTTCCAAATGCGAAGAAACTTATTGTATTAAACTGGGAAAAGAATTCTATTTATTATAATTTAAATAAAAGAATATTTCCAAATGTAAAAGAAGTTGTTTTTCTGTCAGAACACCCTTTTGAATTTCCTTTATTATATAAATTTGATAAATGGATTGTTGATAAAGATAAACATCATATATGGTTTAATGAATATAATCAAAAAAAAATATTATTTGAATCTGGTCTTTATAGATACTATGATTATCCATGTGGAAGAGTAAATATTCCATATGTAGGTGTGATGGATAAAGATATTATTAGAGACCAATTTAGAGCATTTTGTAGAGATACTATATTATCTAACAAGGACCTGTACATGAACGACACCAACAATCATGTAATACAATAGTTGTATTACATTCATCACAATTACCCAATTGACTATGACTACTATTTTTTTGTGGTGTAACTTTTGTATGAGGGCAGTAAGCTTTTAGAATATTATTTTTATTATCAATACAATCTTTTAATTCTTTATGTAATTTCTCTAAATTAGTTCTTGGTGTTTTCAGTTTCTCATTCAAAGCATCAAGAGTATCTTGAATAATTTTTCTCTGTTCTACAAGTGAGGCATCCGTATCATCTTCTTCTTTTTTAATTTCATTTTCACATGCTTGAATTGTAGATTTTAGTTCATTAATTTTGTTCATAAGAGGACCTTTCACTAGTTCTAAAACTTGTTGTTTTTTGATTTCTTGTTGTTTTTGATATTCTTCATTTTGTTTCTGAATTTCCAATTGCCGTTTTCTAGAAGTTTCATTTCGTTTTTCTTCTTGTATTTTTTCAAACTTTCTCATTTCATCACGGACTTTGCGTTTCTTCTTATTCAATTCATTCTCTTCTGCTGCTAACTCACTATAACGTTTCTTAGAATCAGAATCATCCATAATAATTATCTAATAAAAATAATAAGTTAAAAAAAATCAATCAATTTTTAAATAATATAAAGAAAATTTACAATAAAAAT